GTAATCGCATCATTGAGCCTGACTACGGACAGAAGGGATGGTCTTTAATGCTGCCTGTCCTTGCCTACCGGAACGAGAACGGTGAGACGGTTCCCTACGACGGACAGAAAGGGATTGATCTTGATTCGAACCTTTTCTGGATCTGGCCGGATACCAGAGCAATGGCCATGGGGCTGATCAATGGCATTCGTCGTAGTGGTCCTGTTCTCAAGGAAGGTGATGTTGAGGACCTCTTCTCACGGACACCCGCGATCGCTACGGAAGTTAAGAAGGCGATCAAACAGATTAAGGAGGCGCTTGTCAAGATCCTCAATAGGCAGACTGCTAGGCGTGCCCCTGGATACAAGGCAGTCGTTGAGAGATACTCGCGCCTCCTTCGCGAGAAACAGGCCGAGCTTGATGAAATGCGCGCTGCTGTTAGGCTGGCACAGGAGGGGATGGACCAGCTTCTCCTGGAGCGTGACAAGGAGCTGCGGGTTTTGGATCCGAATTTCAAGACAAGTCGCGAATCGTTGGAGGACCAGCTCAAGAATTTCGGGCTGGATTCCATGCCATTGGCTGCTGCAGACGCCCAGCGTCCTGCTCGTTCGCGAGCTCCGGGCGCTGCGGAGCAGCCAAAAAGCATCCTCGATTCCTTCTTGGACGATGATGAATAGGGCCTATGCTCCGGCCTGAAGGGGGGTGTGTGTCCTGACTCTGTGTCAGACCTTGTGAGTGACTATGATAGCACGTCCACAAGGGGTTTCGATTGGAATCCCAGGATCGTCAAGGCTACAAGGCCGCCCGAGGTCTCGGGGTTAGAGATGGTGGGGTTTGGTAAGGGCATGACGTACATGTATAAAGAGCCGCAGACTGTGCGGTCGTCCCTGTTCACGGATTTCTTCCTTGAAAACGAGCGATCTCTCTTCTGGAGCGGAATCCCGGCTGAGTCTTGGAGGAAGGAGTTCAGGCCCCCTAGCCTTGATGACCTGATCCAGCATTTGAACCGGTTCGGCGGCGTAAGGAGCTTCGATGCTGCAGCCTTTCGTGCTTTGGCCCCCCGGGCGATGGCTCGGATGGTGGAGTATGAGGGTGCAGCGGGGGTAGTAGCCTTCCGTGACTGGCTGACCGTTGAGAATCTGATTGGGGTTAGGGTTAGTCCGGGTCGGTCCGCCGGCCTTCGGTGGAAGAAGTTGGGACTTTCAAAGAAGGGTGATGCTCTTTTTGAAGCAATTGAGGAGGCATCTAGGGATATTAACGGGCTTAGGGCAGGCCGGAGCTATGATACACCCCCATGTTTCATAGCTGCTCGTGGGAAACTTGTCGACTCATTGAAGGCAACGGGGAAGAAAGAGGGTAGGTTAGTGGTCGTTCCGGATTTGAAGAGGCATCTTCTTGGCTCGCTGGCTTCCGTGCCTTACAGTAAGCTTGTGAAGACGTTCTCTAAGAAGAACGGGGGGGTAATGATAGGAATGTCCAACTTCGACGGGTGGTATCAATTCCTGGCTGATCAAATCCAGAGCCGCAAGCCACTGTTCTACATCTGCGCCGACTTCTCGGGGTACGATCAGACGGTTCCGGCTCCGGTCATCGCAGCCAGCCTTGAGCGCATCCGAAAGAGGTTTCAGGAGATGCCAGGCTCGAAAGCTTACTGGGCCAGTGAATATGAGCATCTCGTGAACACGCGCATCGCAATCCCGAGTGGTCAGTTGTACCTTAAGACAAGGGGCGTTGCTAGTGGGGATCCCTGGACCTCACAGGTTGGGTCAGAGGCCAATTGGCTTATGCATGAGTGT